AGGTTGTATCTACTAACCAATCAAAGTCTATAGATTCTTTTTTGAGAGTTTTAATTATCTCTACAATTTTTTGATGTTCAACCTCATTTAAATCTTTTCTATTACTAACCTCTATTTCTAAAGCTGTTTGTGTAGATGGTTTGTTATACTTATCTACAAAACTTTGTATTTCATCAAATATTACTCTTTCTTCTTTGACATCAAAATAATCTGCTTTTATAAAAGGTAAAACCTTTCTAGCATATTCTTCGTTGTTAATCAGATTCGATAATATCGTTCTCTCTATCGTTTGATTCTGCATATTTTTCATCCATTATGTTTACTAATATATCACCTATTAAATTTATCCAATCATCACCAAATTCTTCTCTTGGCACTGAATTATTATCTACGATATCAAATTCAAATTTAAATGGCATCATACCATCTTCTGTTTCTTCACCAAGTGAAACTTTTCCATACTTATAAATTACACCAGCAAACTTACCACCTTTGATACCAACACAAGTTTGGTCATGTGATTTACTTTCTACAAAAACATATGAATCTTTTATATTAGACATAATGTAAATAAGTTTGCATAATATACTTCGGTTCTTTTATTGGTTTTGTTCCAGCATGTAACCAAGGCCACATTGGTGGAAATATTAACATACTACCTTTCTTACATTCAGCATATTTGTCTAGTTGTGGAAATGTAGTTTTACCTTCTTCATTATCTGAAAGATAAATAAAGAAAACTAAAAACCTTGTAGATGTTTCTTTTCTTTTTACATCTACATGTGGTCTAAATTCATCATGGTCATTTGGTAAATATCTTTTTATACGAATAGGTTCCCACATATAGTTAGTTGGCATCTGTTGTGGTGAAATTTCTAGGTCTGTCAAATATTTAGTAAATTTATTTTCAAAAATATCTGTAAATTTTTCTATTTCTGTATTCCAAATTTGTGGTGACTTTGCCATATTTAATTGTGTAAAAATCATTCCTCTCACATCAAATGATTCATGTTGATTTTCAAACTGTTCAAATTTATCAACAAGATTATCACAAGTCTGTGCATCAAGTATATCATCATAAACTTTTATTAATCTATCCATTTTTTAAAGTCCAATCTATTGCTATTCTTTTTTTATCTGATATTATATCTTCTGCTCTATGTTTTATTCTAGGATTGAATATAATAAAATCTCCAGCTTCTAATTTGTGAATTTTATCTCCATGTTCAAATCCGCCACCATCAATTTCACGATTCCAATCTGAGTTCAATATTCCTAATACTTTAATGATAGGCGTATCTTTGAGTTCATCTTTTTCATGGTCTGTATGTATGTTATCTTCTCTATGTTTATCTTTCATAGATACACCACAAAACAATAAGTCTAGGGGAACATCAACATTTTCTTGTTTTGCCTTTTCATGAATCAACATTAATAAACTCATAGATACGCCAGCCAAAAATTCATCATGTATTGTATCACCTTGTATGATGTCAATCTTTGCATGTTTATCCTCAAATGGTTTACCCATAGGATAGTTAAAGTTCCATTTTCTAGATTTAGTAATTTGATGTTTGAGAAAATCTAAAAATAATGGTGTACAACAATTATTCAGTATCGTTGCCATATTTAAATTCTTGTTTTACAGCTTCTTCAAGTTGTTTCATGATATCATCTGTAAAATATTTTTCTGGGTCATTGTTAATTGTTTTAGCATATTGTTTAGTACCATCTGGTAACTCAATACGAGTGGAAACTTGTTTGAAGATTCCATGTTTGATTGCCAAGTCAAGTAATCCATAATATTTGTCTAATCCTTTATCATAAGTTAAACGAACATCAACCATTTTATTTTCAATCGTTAATCTAGATTTATGATTTTTACAATGAACAATATTACCAATAACTTCTGTACCCTCTTTTTCTTTTTTCTTTGAAAGATAAATGATACTTGATGCTGCATATTTTAATCCACTACCACCGCCCATTTCTTTAGATGGGAACATTGAACCAATCACATCATAAGTATGATTCGTTACAACCATAGGTACTTTTGCTTTTCCAAGTTTCAAAGTTAATACTCTAAATGCTGCTTTCAATACTTGTGCTCTTGACATATCTCTAGTTTCTTTTCCTGCCTCAGTATCTTCCACTTCTTTTGTCGTTGATAACATACCAAGTGAATCTAAACATATGAAGAGTGGTCTTCGTATATCAACATCTTGTTGCAGATATCTATCTAATACTTTTAATGCTTGATGTCTAAACTCTTGTACAGTTGTTACAGGTAATATAACCATTCTATCTGCATCTATACCTCTATCAATGACCATCTGTTTTGTGATTGCACTTTCTGATTCAAAATATACAACACCGCCATTTTCATTTTGGTCTAAAAAGTTTTTAACCATACCCATGAGAAAGAAAGTTTTACCTGTTGCACTTTCTCCAGCTAGAGCAGTTATCTTGTTCTGTGGAAGTCCACCATAAAGTGAACCAGAAACTAAAGCATTGAATACATAAGAACCTGTGTCAATAAAATTGTCTACATCTCCAGCTTCTACGCCTTCTGAAACAATCCCTGCATATTCATTTCCTGTTTCTTTAATAACATCTTTTAAAAAGTCATTCATAATTTTCCCCTACTTAATTGCAATTGCACCTACAAACATATGATTACGCCAGAATGGTTGTGCAGTTTTAAATCCAGCACATTCTAACATACCTTCTAACTCTTTCCAAGTATTAGGTTTTAACATGTTTCTTAGTGTCTTTTCTTTTTCTAAAATATCTGATGCTTCAAAATGTTTTCTTTTGTAATCATAAAAATTAAAAGTTATCATTTCTTGTAATCTTGAATCCTCACAAACTGTTTTCTCTGCAAAAATAAAAGCACCACCAAAATTTAAACCATCATAGATATTTTTTATAACATCAAACCTATCTTTTCTAGGCATGAATTGTAATGTAAATATTGAGGTAACTAAACTACAATTTTCAAATTTAAATTGTCTTACATCTTTCTTTTGAAAATCTACATTTGCCCAATAATATTCATTTGTCATTCTGTCGTGTCTTTTATCAAGTTCTTCAAAAAAACTAGGAGCAAGTTCTATACCAATATAATTAGCATACTTACAAAAGTTTTGATTACTGTGCACAAAGGCCTCAGTTAATTTACCTGTTGAACAACCAATATCAACAACATTCGTTTCATCCTCTACAAAGTTTCTAGATAGACTAACTATATCATCTAGTAAATTTTTATATCCACGAATCGAATGTTCAATGTGGTCATCAAAACCTTCCTCTCTTTGAGCAAAGGTAAAGTCATAATTTTTAGACATGATTTTTACTCCATTCATTATATGGTTCTATTACATTTTTATAGACAGATTCAGCGATTGCCTTCATCATCAATGAGGGTACCATTCTACCACATCTTTCTATTTTTTGTGACATAGAACCAGTCACTATAAAATCATCTGGTAGTGCCATTATACGCTTTATTTCACGAATTGTCAACCTTCTTTTTGCAATAAAATGGCAAACATCTGCATTTGTAGTAATTGTAGGGGCTGGATGGTGTCTAGACATCTTCTTGACATTGAAATGCCATCCTTTAGGATGAAAGTCATTTCCCCCTAATACTTTATCTGGGTCATCTGGCATCAGAGATGCTGTGTCTTTGTAGTGTGCAGAATTTAACCAAGTCTCTGTACACCATTTTACTTCCTCTGGGTCTAACTCTAAATCTTCTAGAGCCTCTCCTGCTGTAACTAAATCTTTACTTTCTGTTGGAAAGATACTTGAAATATTCATGAATGTTAATCCTATTGCTTCAGTAACATCCTCACGAACTGCAATAAAAATTACACGCCTTCTAGACTGTGGTACTCCGAAGTGAGATGCATCTAAAATTTTATATGATACATCATATCCTATTTTTTCAAAAGTGTTTACTATCTCATTTAACTTTAATTTTGCTTCGCCAGCCAATAGTCCTGCAACATTTTCACCTATAATAACTTTTGGTTTTATCTCCTCAGCAACTCTAAGATATTCAAAAAATAAATCTTCAATATTTTCTACCATCTTACCATCTGAATATTTTTTAGTTTTACCCCAACCATCAGAATGTTTAGAACCAGATTTTCCTAATGTACCACACATTGAAAAAGCAGAACATGGTGGTGAACCATCTAGTATATCTAATTCACCTTTTTGTATTCCTGCAGTCTCTAAAAAGTCTTTACCTGTTAATTGTTTTATATCATCAGGTAATATTTTTGTGTCTGGGTAATTTTCTTTGTATGTAATTCTTGCCTGTTCAACGAATTCATTTACACAAAGTATATTTCCACCTGCTAAACGATAACCTGTGGAACTACCCCCACCACCTGCGAATGTAGATATTACGGTAAACTTTTTTTGTGCTGATGCTTCTTTTACATCATTTAAATTATACTTTTGATATTTCATATTAAAAATCTATACATCTACCTTTCATTTCCCAATCATTATAACGAGTAGGTTCTAAACCATCTTTTCTACCACCAATCTCTCTAGGATTTTTATCATAGTATGGTTTTAAAACTTTTTCGTATATTGATTCAGCAATTGCTTTCATCATGAGTGGTGGTACCATTCTACCACATCTTTCTGCTTGTTGTTTATATGTTCCTGTTAATTTAAAGTCATCAGGTAACGACATCATTCTTTTTATTTCCTTGACTGTAAAACTTCTAGGTTCATGCCAATGCATTGCTCCACCTGTTGCTGTAATAGTTGGAGCAGGTTTGTGTCTAGATGTTTTTTTCATATTAAAGTGATGACCTTTAGGATGATAATCACAACCTGTTTCAACCTTGTCTGGGTCATCTGGCATTTTTAACCATGTTTCGTAATGTGATGTTTTCTTAAATTTTTCTATGAGTTCATTTGCCTCTGTTCTATTCACTTCAATATCAGATAAACAATCATCTAAAGTAATCACCTGTTTATGTTCTTCTGGGAATAGACTATGAATATTCATAAATGTTAAACCTACTTCTTGTGTTATATCTTCACGAACAGCAATAAAGATGGTTCTCTGTCTTGTTTGTGGAACACCATAGTGAACAGAATTTAAAACTTTAGAGGATACATCATATCCTATTTTTTCAAATGTATTTGTAATCTTATAATAATATTGTTTTGCTTCACCAACAGTTAATCCTTTTACATTTTCTGCAACGATAACTTTAGGTCTTAACTTCTCTGCTATTCTTAAAAACTCAAAAAATAAATCCTCTATGTTTTCAATCTTTTTACCATCAGAATAGTTTTTAGTTTGACCCCAACCTTTAGAATGTTTTCCTTGTACCATTGCACCTGATACAGAAAAAGCAGAACATGGTGGTGAACCATCAAAGATATCTATCTCACCATATTTACTAAAATCTTCTGCAGAGAGTGTTTTGATATCATCTGGTAACACAGGTGTGTCTGGGTAGTTTTCTTTATATGTGTTTATAGCTTCTTTTACAAATTCATTTACACAAAGTATTTTACCACCTGCAAGTCTATAACCTGTAGAGCTACCACCGCCCCCAGCAAAAGTTGATACGACTGTAAACTTATTTTGTTCAGATGCTTTTACAACATCCTTTAAATTGTATGGTTTGTATATCATATAAATTTATCTAATGTAGATGTATTATTTAGCTTATGCCAATCTCTATAAACATCTAACATTCTATTCCTATTTTTAAAATTAATATCTTTATTTTTTAATAAAGTTCCAAAAAGTTTTGTAATACCACTTCCTATCTGTAAATTTAAATGTTTGTCTACTTTACCAATCTCATTGAATTCGTAAAATCCATTTCTTACATGATGTTTTTGAAATGGTTTATTTAACTGTTCATGATTGTGTTTATAAAAAAACTTCTTAACAGATTCAGATAAGTATGGTGTTACGAGTTTCTTATTATTTAGCATTGCAACTTTGTTGTGCCATATGAATCCAGCTTGATTTTCTTTTTTAAAATAATCATCTCTAAACTGATTAAAGTTATCACCTTTGTAATGTATCATAGCTTTTTTACTTAATCCATAATAACCATCTGCTGCCCAACCAGATAAAACATAATTTTCTTTTATTTGTGGATAGATGTATAAGAATGGAAATGTGCATTCAAATTGTGTTTTCTTTCTACATCCTAATTTAACTAAGTAATGAAAATCTTCTACTAATCTATCTGTTGGTATGGTAACACCAATGAATCTCCAATTTCTCATTTGTGCAATATCTTTTGCTTTATGATAATCGTAAGATTCGTGATTATCTAATCTAAAACTGTATGATATTATTTTCTTTCCAAGTCTTTCTGCAGCAAATGCAACAGAGATAGAATCGACACCACCAGACAATAATACTGCAACCTCTTTGTCTGGTACAGTTTTTTCTATTTCCTTTGTAAGAATTTTATCTATCATCATATTATCAAAAACATCTTTTGTTTTCTTTTTAAAAATTTTATCATAGTTATCAGAGTATGTTTCTTGATTAACTTGCATTGGTCTTCTTTTACTTCCTTTACCATTCATTAGAAAAAATCCTCTAGTGTTGCCTGTGTTCCATAACTACCATCAATTTGCCATTGAATAATATCTGTAATAAATTTTAATGGTTCTACAAATGACTTTTCAAACTGAGTATCATAATCTATAAATGCATGTAAGTTTAATTCTTCTGGTAACTTAGTCATAAATGATATAGATGTTGATTGATATGTATTTGGTGTTTTCATATGTAAAAATTTAATCTTATCACCTTCTTGTATAAAAGGATATTTTATATGTAAGTTTTTATCTTTGATAAGATGATTATATAATATTGCACCTTTACAATGTATAGGTGCTCCTTTCTTAAATAGATTATGTGATTCAGTCCACTTGTTTAATCCATTTACTGAGCGTGGGTACGCAACCATCTCTGGTTTTAAATTCATAAAATCTTTTCTAAAATCTTGTATAAAACTATTTAGCACTTTTGAATCTTCATTCATAATAATTTTTAATGCATCTTTAATTTTTTCTCTACACGCAGCAGGGGTTGATGACTTTACAGCTTCAACACCCATAATTTTTAATTTAGGTTTTTTGTAACGAACACCTTCAACATCATGTGTGTTTAAAATATATCTTTTCTTTGCAACCCAAATACCTTTGTCTGCAATCACTTCTCTTTTCATTTGCATCTTTTGTTCATATGCATTTACATATTCAGCAAGTTCTTGATAAGACTTATCAATAAAAGGTTCAATCTTATCTGTAGCGACCTTGTCCAAGAAATCAACGATTTTTCTTTTATCTTGTTCTCCTTTGAATACTTTGCCAACAAGTTTGTCAAAGCATATATACACCGAATCCGTATCTGATGCAATAATGTAATCTTCTCCATTGGTTTCAAGTATTTTGTTAAGATACCCATTAAGAGAATGTTCAATATGTCTAAT